CGTAAGATTATACAGTACCGTTGGCGTAAGCCTAGTACCGAGCACTTTATTCCAGAGTGCTTCGTACGTTACTAACCGATCCCAAACGGATTCACTATCACTAGTGAACTGCCCATTTTTAAAGTGGGTAGCCGGGAGGTAATAACTGTACTTTCCAGAGAACCAGATTTTCTGTGTTAGAATCTCTTGTCTCTCTATCTTACTCGGGTGATCCACTCCTCCTCCTACAAAGAGAGGGTCATAATTAGACCCACTCAAATTAGGAACCATAGACGCAGTGGAGCCTGTCACATTAGTGACAGCCCCATTCGTCTTAAGGGGTGGAAAATCATACCGTCTTCGCACATCTTTCCCACTGTCACGCAACAGTTGCCGAATGGCAACTGAAGCAGCAGCGAGAGAGTTTCCTGCCTTAATAAGGTCAGAGACGAACGGTGTCCAACCGAAAGCAAGGTTAAGATATTCTTTGCCTAAGGCATTGAATAGATTGGCCTTCTCTTTCAGAAAGGCACTGCCGTACATCTGAGGGCGCATGTGTAGCTCCCCAGTGAATGTTGCGAGGCCGGCGACCGGATTTGTGGGAATTGTCTTCTTGATAGCCAGAGTACCGTAGTAATTAGTATTATCTACGGGCAATGACGGCCAAGACTTCAATTGCGACGACTCGTAAACCCATAAGGGAGCACGAACGTAGCACCTACCTCCTACCTGATTGGTAGAGTACGATTTAAAGTCGCGAGGAAAAATTACCTCACGCTTTATCGTATTGAAGGTATGTCCTGTATCTCCAGCAAGCTGGAGAGACTGTGCATTTGCTACCTCAATTGAGTTCAACAAGAACTCTTTTTGAGACTGCACATCAGTCCGGTCCAGGCTACTATAACTAGTAGTCTGTTGAGTGACCTGCGGGGTTAAATCCAGATGATTATCTAGATTTAATTGACTTGAACCTGAAACGTAGCCAGTCTTCCACAGAATATCTGTGGGGATGGTCCGCTTTTTGGTAAAGTACCCCGCCATGGAACTTCCTTTCTTCGGGACAAAGACACGACGTAGGCTGCACTGCTACGTCGTGAGAGTCCTGCCCGTACCTTATGGGTACATCAGCAGGCACGCAAAAAGCGCCGGGTGCCCTCAAACGAGGGCAC